TTACCAGTCCAAACCCGCCAATTTCGATGCGCCCATTTCGCCAAGGCGCATCCGTTCGACCGTTTCCGTGTAGACCTGTGATGTCGCCGCGTTCGCGTGACCGTGTATCGACATGATTTCGTATTGCGTCGCGCCGTGCAGGGCCAGCAGATGCCCGGCGGCTTTGCGGATGCCGTGCGACGATCTGTCGGGCAAACCGGCGGCGACGCACCATTTCTTGAACCTATTGCGCAGGGCTTCGGGGCTGGCGAAGGGCTTGCCCTGTTCCGTGGTCAGGTAGGTTGTGCCGATCACTGTTCGCAGCTGCAGCGCCTTTTCCAGCGGTGGCAGGATCGGGATTTGAACAAACCTCGATCCTTTCTTCGACGGTTGCCAAGCAAGCCATTTCTGATCGCCGTGGCGCTGTTCGTGTTGCCGTCCCAGCTGGTAGGCGTCGCCGATCCGGCAGGCCGTGAACATGAACAGGGTCAGGGCAAGATGCGCGGTCGTGCCGGGCGGGTGTGCTTCGCGGTAGCGCGACAGGTCATCGATCGACCACGGCTGCGCCCCGCCTTGCGACCTGTAGGCCGGGCGCGGGACCGCGCGAAACGGGTTGACCGTGACGTGACCGCGTTCGATGCCGAAATCATAGGCCGCGACTCCAAGCTTCCACACATTCCGCGCCTTGCCTGGGGTCGCCGCCATGCGATCCTTGAAGGCCGTCACTTCGCCCGCCGGGATCGTGGCGGGCAAGGTCGCATAGGGTCGGCCCCGCGATCGCTGTTGTTCCGATGTCTGGTCGAGGACGAAGCGCGACAGGTTGCGGCGCTCTTTCAGCGTCAGGGGCGAGGCCGCGCCCGCGTCAACCTGGCGCGACAGGTGGTCGAGATAGAGGCCGAACAGCCAAGCCATAGACCCGCGATCGGGGCTAACATCCTTCGGCGCGTCCAGTTTGTAACCGGCACGGGCGGCGGCGTAGTGTTCGGGGAAATCCGGATGATCCGGCCCGACCGAAATCGTGATCTTGCGGTTCGGGTTGCCTTCGACCCGGACGCGCCACGCAACTCGAGTCCCGCGCTTGCGGGCCGTCAGGCCGGGATAATTCACCTTCATTTTCACCATCCGTCTACGGGCCCCCCGCCTTCATAGGGCAGATCGCTGGCGTAGGCGTCAAGGTCGAAGCGGTCGTAGAGGCGCTTTGAGCCTAGTTCCCGGCGTGGGATGTCGAGAGTCCGCAACGTCGATTCCGACACGCCGATATAGCGCGCGGCCACAGGCGCGGGCATCAGGCGAGGAAGGAAGTCGAGGGCGGGTGTGCTCATCTTGACCTCTGCGCCGACCTCGCCGCTTCACGGATGATCTGGCGGATCGTGTCCGCCATCGAGACACCGCGCTGCATAGTCAGCTCGTAGAGCAGCCGGTAGTCGTCGGGCGCCAGGTGCGCGACAACTGGGCGGGAACCTTTGCCCCCAGGTGGCGTGGCCTTGCAGCGGTTTCGCGCGTCAGTCATGGCGAAATTTACCGCACTTAGTGCAGTGATCCGTGTTGAAGGGCCCGAGTACCTGGAAATTGTGGAGATGCCACTCGTGCCGGCAGAAAAACTGCTTGATGCGCTGGATCATGACACCTCCTCCAAGGCTATGAGGTACGCCAAGCCGCGTCGCGTAATGCCGTAGCCGGAACCAGCTGGGATGCCATCTTCCGTGAACAGGCCTCGTTGATACCTTGCGAACCCGCGATTGGTGAGGTCGCGGCAGATCGCGCGAACGATGTCGCGAGACAATAATTGTGGATCGCCGAGCACGCGCAGGTGCGAGAAAGTCTCGTACCTGCCAAATGCGTGGCTACTATTGTCGAGGTCCGCCAATATCGCGCGATGCAGCGCGCGACGGGCTTCGATGACGCCGCTCATGCCGCCGCCTCCATCTGGTCGACGTTGCATTGGTGGACCTCGAACGTGTAGGCCGCGACCCACGGGTTATCCGCCCAGGGCGCGCGGTCTGCGTTGAGCAAGTCCCATAGCTTTGAGAAGCTGCGCTGAGCGGGCCTTTCGCCGGATTCCACGCCTACCGCCGTCAGGCTGTGAGGCCAGATGCCGGGGACGTAGTAGAAGGGCGGATCCGCCGATTCCATCTCGATCCCTTCGGCCTGCGCATCCGCCTCGCTGATTTCCTGCAACCGCTGCACGCGCACGTCCGTCACCCGGAGCGTGAGGCGGGAAAACTTTCGGAACATGAAGATCGACGGGAACCAAGCCGCGCCTGGAATGTCGTTCGTGGCCCGGTATTCGACGCGACCATCAAGAGCGCGCAGCGTGTCCTGCGTCGTCCATGCGCCTTGTCCGGTGTGGGTCCATGTCTCCTTCACCCAAAGCAGATCGCCGGGTTGAGGGATCGGCAAATCGGCAAGGCATCCTGTCTCCCTGGCGAACCATTTCAAACGCCCGTCGAGATCCTGTTCGTCCATGATGCGCTCGGGCCAGCCTTTGGCCTGTGCCCATGAAGGCCGCTTCAACAGCCGCCGGGTCTGCGTCTTGCGGCCGGCGAGTAGCGCCCGGATCATCGGCGCGCTGAAAAGGATGGGTTTGACCGTCATTCAACCTTCCTCCGGTTCCGGCAGCAGCTGCAGCTGCGTGCGGGGCAGGCGGTCGCGGATCTCGTCCTCGGTGACCGTGGTGCTGATCGTCATTTTGCGGGTGCGCATGGTGGTCTCCTTGGTGTGCGGTACTATCCCGAATGCGGGCAGTCCCAATCGCAATGTTCGGTTCCAGCGAGCATGCAGGTACCGTCCTCGGTCAAACCGCACTCATCAAATCCCATTTCGTCGTGGTCTTCCCACTCGTCAGGGTGATTATCTTCCGGTGGCGAGCGCAGGATTTTTCCAGTTTGTAGGACGACATAACCCTTGAAGGTGCAGTCAGCGACTGGGCACCAGCAGTGCAGCGTGTCATCTTCCATCTGGGCGTCGCAGTCGGGGCATTGTCTCGGCATGGGCATACCTCAGCCCAGCTTGGCCCGGACCATGCAGTCCTTGGCTTCCAGCAGCTTGCGCAGGCCGGCGCTCTTTTCCGGGCCGTCGGGCAGGGTTTCGTTCATCTCGACCGCCAGCTCGCCGAACGGCTTGCTGACCGTTTGCAGGTGCGCCGTCAGGTGGGCGTATTCGAAATATTTCATGATCGGGTTTCGCATAAGTTGCTCCTGTCGATGGCGCCGGGGGTATTTCAGGACCGCCCGGCCAGTCCCTCAGATTTACAGCCCACGGTTCGCACGTGGTGGCCCGTTCCTCGACACGGGCTGCGGCCCCTTGACGTTTTCGTGGTCGTCCCCCCGCAGCTGGTCCCTCTCCACTTCGGTGCCGGTTAACCGGCTGTCTTAGTTGCCATCAGCGTGGACATCACCCACGCTACGGCTGCATCAAGGGTTGCAAACGGCCCCATCGTTGGGGCTCGCCGTTCCCTTTCATCGCGCACAAAGAAATGATCGCTATTGTCGTGAGGCCCGCCACGAATCGCGAAAACTCGGCGGTTGCCATTCGTCACATCCCAGTGCCCGGGGTTTCGTCGGTATAGGCTGATCGTGTCACACATCGCCCGGCACCCATGCATCGATCTTCTGTATCTGCGCGCGGCTGAGACCGTGGGTCTCCTGGACCTCGGCGTTGGTGAACAGGTCCTCGAGATCCTTGGCCTTCTGCGCCCGGCTCTGGTTCCTGAACTGGGCGCGGCGCTCGTCGTCGTCCTCGAGCTCGAGCAGCTCGGCCCAGAGATTGTCGAGGAACTCCGCGCGGCACCGCTTGAAGAACGTCTCGGCCGTTGGCGTCCAGACCTTGCGCAGGCCGACGCTGAACTCGCGTTCCATCTCGGCCATGGCGCTGGCGTCTCCGACGCTGCGCAGGGCGCGGGGCAGGTGGCGGGCAAGGACCTGGTTGCGGTGTTTCTTGCCCAGCTCGCGGAAGGCGTCAAACATCAGGCAGTCGTCCTCATTGCGCTGGTGCCAGTCCTTCAGCTCGGTCAGGCGCTTGTCGACGGTCACGCTGTCGGACGCATCGGGCAGGGGGTGCAGGCTGGTGCTGATGTTGAAAGGCGCGCTGTAGGGCGGAAGGTGGCCGTCCAGCTGCCATGCGAGCATGTCGAGCACCAGGTCGGTCTTGTCCACCAGCCCGCCCATCAGCGCGGCCGTGCGCAGGGTGATCAACTCCTGCCGCAGGTTGTCGGGGATCGGCGGCTTGGCCGGGGCGTCGTCGGTGCCGGCGGCGGTGGTGGTGCCGCCGCCCTTGCCGCGTTTCATCCAGCCGCGCGAGATCTCGACCTGGCCGTTGCGCTCGGCGTAGACGAAGGCGGTGCCGGCCTCGATCACATCGTCTGGATAGGCTCCCTCGCGCCGGTCGCGCAGTTCCTTCAGGCGGGCCAGTTCTTCGGTTGTCGCCGCGCGGCCGCGGATGGCGTCCTCGAGCGCGTCCAGTTCCTGTGCGTCGCCCTCGGGCAACTCGACGCTGGGCGGGCGGTGCTTGTCGAGACCGGACGTCAGGTGGTGGATCCAGTGGTTGTCGGTCACGACCCGGACCTCTGCCCAGCCTTCGGCCTTCACCTCGTCGGCGATGCGGGCCAGTCGGTCGCCGAAGAGTTTCTTCAGCAGCTTCTCGTCGTGCAGCAAGGCGTGGTCCTGGAACAGGTCTTCGGTCATGGCGCCGCCGGCCTCGATGTATGCCGGCAGGCCGATGCAGCGAACGCGCCAGTCGTCGGAATCGATGCTGCCCTCTTCCAGTTCGCGGCGCACGTACCATTCATTCCAGCCGTTCTCGATGGCGGCCTGCAGCGTCTCGACTTGGGCCTCGGGGCTGCGGGCGATGGTCAGCGCGCGGGCGACCTCGAGGCTAATCTGTCCGGCCTCGAGCGCGTCGATCACCTCGTCGTCCAGCGCGGCCAGGGCCAGCCGGCGGGCAACGTGGCGGGCGGGCTTGCCGAAGCCACGGGCGATCATCTCGGCGCTGAGGCCTTGCGCGGCCTGGGCGGCATAGGCGCGGATTTCCTGCGCGGGGCTGAGTTCCTCGCGGCTGACGTTCTCGCCCAGGGCCCAGGCGCGGGCGACGATCGGATCGTCGGTGACGTGCAGGGGGATCTCCGTGATCTTCTGCTGATCGTGCGTGCGAGACCAGCCTTCCTCGGCCAGTTTCTGCAAGCCGCGCAGGCGCAGGCCCCCGCCCACGATACCGAACCCCTCGCGGTCGGGGTCCTGGTAGGCCAGCAGCTCCTGCATCAGGCCGACGCTGGTGGCGATGCTGGCGGCCTTGGCCTCGACCTGGTCGTCGGTCGCGGTCTGGCGCGGGTTGAAACGATGCAGGTAGAGCTGATCGAGCGGGGCCGTGATGTGGCGGGTGGTGGTCATGGGGCCGTCGGGCATGGTTTGGGTTCCTTTTCGGTGAAATCAGACTGCGGTCACGACTTCGCGGCGCTTCCATTCCTCGCGATCGTCGGAAAGTCGCATGTTCATTTCGTCGTCGGTTTCCGGGTGCAAATGCGCATCGTTTACGATCATGTGGTAGAAATGGCGCCACCAATCGGCGATTTTATCGTCGGAGTGATGGACACCGATGATCTGGGCGCCGTGCATGAAGTGCAGCTGAAAGTGGTGCGGCAGCTCGTCGACGTGCTCGAGGTAAACGAGCCTCATCTGATCGAAAATTCGGCTGCATTCTTCGGTCCAACCATTGAAGTCGCCAATGTCGCCAAGCCAAAGGCCTGCTGAACGTGCGTGAGTGACCGTGAACGGCCCAGTAAAGCTGCCACCGCCTGGCTCAAAAGGGTCCGTCAGGGCGCGCTGGTCGAAGGCCGACAATAGAACGCACCGGCGATACCAGCGGAGCAACACCTTCACTGGGTGGTTCTTGCGGATCCCGTCCGGCGCGCGCACGGCCGCAAACAGGACCGACTGCTGCATGATTGGAATATTCAGCACCCAAGGTTGCTGCGCCGGACCGATGGGTTCTCTCATGCTCGTCTCCTCGTTTCAGTTATCGCGGCTGCGATCGGGGCCGATGCCCATCGCGTTCATGATCCGCACGGTTTCGGGGTCGGTTTGGGATCGGGCCCATTCCTCGGATTCCTCGCGGGTCGCATCGAATTCGCCTTCTGCGACCCGCTTGGCAAACTTTGTGAAACCGGCGTTCATCAGCTCGATGTAGAGGGCCGTCGGTCCACAGACGTGCACATCGGCGTAGTCGTCGAATTCTCCTGTCTCCGCCCTTGCTGCCAGCGCCTCATACTTTGCGGCGTTGGAGGGTTGCGCCTTGGCGGCCACGGCGCGGAGCTCTGCGGCCAGATAGTGTTTCGTTTCCCTGGGGCGTGGCATGTCTCCGGATCCTCTATTTCAATTCATGTGCTTCGCGCGGCTCTTCTCAAACTCCGCGAATTCCTTCGAAGATCTGCGAACCGGTTCTGTCCAGGCGCGGTCGAAATCTGGCTCGGCGAGGCCGTTCGATTCGAGGATGTCGCAGAGCGCGCGGCGAAGGTCTGGAAAGTCCTCCAGCAGGTTTTCCTCTTCGGCATGATCACGGCACAGCGGCATATCGGAGATGACTGAGACGGGTGTGTGTGCTGCCAGCGACCAGCCTTTTGCAGGCAAGTGGACTTTGACCGCCCACTCGCCCTTGTTTTGGCAACCGTTTTTCACGCATTGGCTCATGCTCGTATCCTCTGTGTCAGTTTCCCCCGGCGCGCCACTGAGTGGGGGCTCGAAGACGTGCCGGGGGTCACCACCCTCAAGGGATGCGGGGTGGCATTTGGTTAGCGTCGGTTGGGACGCGGGATGCGGCCGCGCCAGGCGTCGTATTCGGTGCGCAGCGTCTCGAAGCGTTCGGCGGCGCGGGGATCGGTGGCCAGATCGCGCCGGCTGCGCACGCCGCACCAGCCGCGGATGTATTCGGCGGCGGCGCCTTCTTGCACCGGGCCGTGGTTGTCGCGGAAAATGCGGTTGCCGACGAAGGTTCGGAAATGCTCTTCGCACGCCATCATGCCGGCCTGCTGGGGCAGGGGCAGGTCGCGGAAGGGCGTGCGCACCGGCATCAGTAGCGACCGATCTGCTCGATCACGGCCGTCTCGACAGCGACCCGCTGCACCACGTGAAGCGTCAGGGCCAGCAGCGTGCTGACGACCAGGACAACTTTGAGACCAAGCAGAAACCAGAGCACCGCGTCGCCGGGGTTGGCCGGCTGGGTTTGGTTGCGTTCATACTTTTCGATCATGAAATCGGGCATTGACGTGCTCCTATTTGGCGATAAGGCGATCATGTTCGCGCGTCGCTTGCGACCTTTGCTGGTTGGCATGGACTGGGCGGCGGACGCGGAGGGCGACTTCATCCTTGGTCTGATCGGGGTTGGCGATCACCCAACGAGCGTGGGCGCGGGCATCGGCTTCAGCATTTGGGTTTTGGACGTTCATCGTTTCCTCCTGCACCGATTGGTGATTTTGGAGGAATATGAAGGGGACAAATGTCCCCGTCAACAATAAAAAGAGACAATTGTCCCTTGTTGGCTAGGCGCTGTCGATTCGTTCGGCAAGCATTGCGGTAGCCTTAATTCCGGCAATCCAAATAAAACTCGGTAACTGTACTGGATTTTCTAAAAGAGTAATTCGGGGTTTTACTTGTGTGCTGCATTCAATGTTTGCCGAGGTTCGACGGTCGAAATTGCCCAAATTGATGGGTGTTTAGATTCGCTGGTCTTGCGTTCGGGGCGGCAAAGCAGTGATCGAGAATATTGTCGGAATTGCAAGGCTCCTAGTGCGAAACCTTTCTTTGTTCGCGCTATCAAGTCTTTATCTAGTTGCTGGCAGAATACCCACAGAAACGTCGCTCACCTAAGTTGACGGCTCGCGCGGAGCCCGCTTAGTCTGGCGGAACGCATGGGGAACGCGGAGGGTGCAATGGTCAGAGACTGGAGGAAATTTGTGAACGCGCTCAGGAGGATTTCTGAAGAGCAGGATCCGGATCTCCGTCTCGCCCACGTGCAACGGCTCGCAAGAGACCCCGTTCTTCGTGACTTAGTGATCGCCACAGAGCGGCGGCTTCTGATCGAAGAGCGGCGGTGTCATCCTGCAGCAACTCATCCAGGGTAAATCCAAGAGCATTGGCCAGCCGCATTGCGTCTTCCACGTTGGTGGAAACTTTCTCGCCCTTGGCTCCTCGCTGCATCAATTTCTTGATCTGGTCGGGCGAAACGTCCGCCATGGCGCATGCTTGAGCTGCGCTGATGCCCGTGATTTCTAGGGCTTCTTTGAATGCATCATAAAAGCGTCTGACCATGAACATTAGATACTCATTTCGTGGTTGTCGCTTCTAGGGGACAAAAGTCTCTTGACGAATAGGGGACAATTGTCCTCTATGTGTCCATGACCAGAGTACAGATCATCAAAGCGATCGAAGCGTTCGGAAAGCGCCACAGCATCGCACCTGCGACAGTTACCAGCCGAGCAGTTGGAAACAGTCGGCTCTATTCGCGGCTTCAATCCGGTGGGGACTGCACCACTGAAATTGCGCAGCGACTCTTGAATTTTATGGAGCGGCACGATGCGGCGGTCTCTGTGAAACCTGAGGATGCCGCATGAACCGCCGCGTGGACCGCCCGAGATTTTTCGTTGTGTGTTGCGACGATGGGTCATGTCCCGAGGATGCCATCGCAGCACTTCAGGGCGCTACCGGACATGAGTTCGGACAAAAGTCCGGACATGGGTCCGGACAAATGTTCCGAAACGGCCAGAATTCGGAATTTTGGTCCGAACATAAGTCCGGGCCGGTGGCGGTTTTTGATCCGCACCAGGTGCACCGCGAATTTCCCGAGCGATGGTCGCGCTTTATCCGCAGTCATTACAGCGATTTGCGGCACGTTCAGGATCGGTTTCACGTCTCCGAGCGCACCGCGCGAAAGTGGTGGAAGGGCGAAAGCGGCGCCGGCGGCGGCTATGTCGCGATCGCCGTGAATGACCATCCGCTTGCAGCTCCGCGCATGTTGTTCGCGGCGGAGTAGGAGGGCGGCATGACCAAGCACAGTTCGAACCACACTGGCGAGATCAACACGGTCAATGCCGGCGACCATGACGCCCGCCTGGCGCGGACCGCGGCGCAGTTGCGCGTGCTGGCCGTAGAGGGCGAGGCGTTGGGCAAGCTGGTCACCTTGTCGATGGAGCTGGACCCCGCGACGGCGCGAGCGCTTGCCCGGCGGATCGATCCGGGCCAGCAGCTTGTGCGCAATGTCGCGGCCGAGGATTTGGCGAAGGCAAAGTGGACAGAGGCGTGGATTGCGGAGTTTGCCGCGCAGGCGCAGAAGGAGGCAATCGAAAAACGGGACCTGAGCCAGATGGCCGGCGTTATGCAGGCGGCAGGTCTGGCTTGCTGTCTTTTCATGGTCGCAAAAGCCTTCGGTGTTTTCCCATGAACGCCCGTGCCGAATTCCCAGCCCGCGCCAAGCTGCGAGTGCTGCCCGATGACTGGGATATGCATCACGACAACCGGCTGCGCGATACCGGCGGCGTCTATTCGAAGGTCGCGGTGCTGTCGGATGAATGGGGCATTGCCGAGACGGCGCTGATCACCCGCTGGCACAAGCTGCGCGGTCGGTCAGGGGTCGATCGGTCAGTGTCAAACCGCGGCAAGGGGAAAAGCAGCGCGGGCAAGGTGACCGGGGGACGTCCGCCGCGGCGCCAGGACGTCGAAAACCCGCAGGACTTGCCGAGGCCAGAGTTGGAACTGGTGCGCGATGTGGCATCCGATCTGCCCAGACGGCAGCAAAATATCCTTCTGGTCATCGCTGGATCCCCGGGATTGAGCTGCAGTGAAATTGGGCGTGAAGGTCAATTTTCGAGCGGTAGCGTCGCCACGTCGATCCCGCTTTTACGGCGGCACGTCGCTGCGAGTGGTTGGTCGATCGTTACGGCGCCCGCCGGTGGGTATTACCTGGTGGAGATCTCGTGATGCTCCAGGTCGCCTCCGCCAAACGAACACCCTTGCCGCGTGGGGTTTATCGCGCGGTATTCCTCCCTGTCACCTGCGGGCGTGCCTCCGATCCTCTTAGGGCGCGCCCGCCTTTTTCGACAGGCGAGGCGGGGCGAACTGCCTGCCCCGGAAACCTGCACCCTTGCCCCCGTGCGCGTCTGTCCACGCGCCGGGGGTCCTTTGCACGCGGTCCGGCGCATTCCCACCGGGGCTGGCAACGGCGTGTCGTGTCCCGGGGATCCACCCGGCCGGACCGCGTGCAAAGGGCCCTGGCATCTGTCTGGCGGTGTCGGGCATGAGCGGGATCGTCTGCTTCGCGCGCCCCGCCGGGGTAATGCCGCCGATCGGGCGCATGATCGGCGAAGCGGGTTGGTTCGTGGCCTGCGCCCGGACAGGCCGCAACCTGACGGCCGAGATCCTCGACCCGCTGCTGCCGGCGGGTTCGCGCTTCTTCGGCCTGCGACGGGTCAGTGAGCGCCAGGCGCAGGTGCTGGCCTTCATCCACAATTTCCCCGAGGCCAGCCGCGCACTGGTCGCGGATCTTCAGAACAAGTTCGAGGTCGCGGCATGATCCCGGCGTCCGGCATAGACCTGAGCGCCTGCGAGGATCCGGCCTGCACGGCTGTGCATCTCATTCTGACCGACGATGATGGCGTTGAGTTCGCCGTGGCGTCGCTCGAGCCTGACCAGGCGCGCAAGCTCGCGGTGCAACTCAACGCGTGGGCGGATCGAAGTGAGGCTTCGGCGCTTCGCGAAGCGGGGCGGCTGACGTGACCTCGGTTCGAGAGCAGATAGCAAGGGCTTCAACGCTCTATCCTGACTGGACTGGCCCTGTTGTCGAGTTGCCAGGCTGGGCGAGCACGTTTCGGAAATGTCGGCCAATCTTGAGCCGCATCTACGCGAGCTCGCGGCATTGGCAGCAGGCCGAAAAAGATGGGATTCGGCACGTTTCGCCGATCCTGGTCGCATTCTGCGCTTCGCCGGCCGAGGTCAAGGCGCAGGTCGGCGCGGGTCTGTGGAAACAGGTGCACCACGCCAAGTTGACCTCGAACAAACACCGTCTGACGCTGATGCTGCGCATGGGGTGGAGTTTCGAGCAGTCGCTGATCTGGCCCACCAGTCGACGCTTCGATCCATGGAAGTATCGCAGTTATGGCAACGCGAAGCTGCACCAGGCGGCACGGCTCGCCGGCGATGACGGTGACGTCGTTGAATGGCTTTTGCTGCTGCGCGACTGTGCCCGAATGGGGGTGCAGATCGACCCGAGTTGGGGTCGCAAAAGGTTGTGTCGAGAACACGACGCTGCTGCATTGAAGGCCGTTGTTGCGCGGTCTGATCCTACACCTTGGTCAAAGCCTTGGTTCTTTGATTTTGACGGCTACAGCTTCAGTTTGCTTGCGTCTGAGAGTGCGCTGGCAACGGAAGGTGTCACGATGAGCCACTGCGTCCGTAGCTACACATATGAGTGTCGCAAGGGGCGTGAATTTGTTCTGAGTGTCCAAGGGCGGGAGAGAGCGACCTGTTCCTGGCGGATTGGCGATCGGGCCATTCAGGTCAAGGGCCGTTTCAATCGTCCAGTCACACCTCGTTGTCGGAAGGCGGCTAAGGCGGCGCGGACCGCATACGAGGGAGTTCTGCGCGAGCAATCTGGCGGCGAGGTGGACCAATGACCGCCCCCGGCAACATCTCCGCTGCTGTGCGCCAGCAGCGACACGAGGCGCATGACAGTCTCGATGATTTCCCGACGCCACCCTGGGCCACGCGGGCGCTCTGCGAGACGATCCGCAACAAGGGCCTGTTGCCGCCGCTGGCGAGTGCCGAGGATCCGGCGGCGAACCGGGGCCACATGCACAAGGTGCTGGCGGAATACTTCGCCGATGCGCGCGGCGCGGACGTGTTCGACTATGGCGCCGGCTTTCCGGTGCGCGACTACCTGCTGGGGCCACCACCGCCCGACGTGACCTGGATGATCACCAATCCGCCCTTCAAGCTGGGCGAGGCGTTCATTCATCGCGGTCTGAGCCATGCGCGTCACGTCGCCGTCTTCGTGCGCAGTGCCTTCTGCGAGGGTGAAGGCCGGCACGCGCGGCTCTTCGCAGAGAACCCGCCCAGCCTGGAGCTGCAATTCTGCGAGCGCGTGGTGCTGTGGAAGGGGCTGTGCCTCGATCCCGACGTGCCGGTCACCCGGTGGAACGAAAAAAAGCAGGCCTTTGTCACCGAAAAACCGACCTCGGCCACTGCCTATTCCTGGCTGATCTGGGGCGCGGGCAAGCCGGGGCGCACGCTGAAGGAATGGATCGCCCCCGGCACGCGCGCGCGGCTGACCCGCCCGGGCGATTACCCGCCGCTGCCACCCGAACTGCTGCCGCGGCCCATCGAGCGGGAAGGAGCATTGCTATGACGTTGCGCACAATCGACGTGGCTGGCGAGGATCGCCGCCCGGCACCCAAGGACACCCGGCCCGAACTGCGCTGGATCCGCATCGACCAGCTGGTGATCAACACTGGCTATCAGCGTGCGATCGAGGCGCGCGGCCGGCAGACCATCCGCAAGATCGCCGACAACTTCAGCTGGTCGAAGTTCGGTGCGCTGGACGTCAACCAGGTGGGCGACACCACGTTCGAGATCATCGATGGTCAGCACCGGACGCATGCGGCCGCGCTCTGCGGTATCGATGAGGTGCCGGCGCTGGTCAAGGTTCTGACGCCGCAACAGGCCGCTGCGGCGTTCTCGTGGATCAATGGCATGGTCACCGCCCTGACGCCGAACCAGGTGTTCCGCGCCGCCCTGGCTGCGCTGGAGCCCTGGGCGGTGCAGTGCGACGCCACGGTCAGCCGGGCAGGGTGCAAGCTGATGACCTACAACAAGAGCGCGGCGCACAAGAAGCCGGGCGAGGTCTTCTGCGTCTCGATGATCCGCCAGCTGGTCGCGGCCGACAAGGGCACGTTCCTGGTCGCCGTGCTCGACGGGTTGATGGTCGATGCCTGCCGGGGGGGGGCTGCGACCGATCCGGCGCTCTTCGGGGCGATGTGGCTGCGCACGCTGACAGAGGCGGCGCAGTCCTGCGGTATCACGCGCGGCGAGGTGATTGGCGACTTCCTGGCACAGAACGACATCTGGTCGATCGAGAAGGCCTGCCTGCGCCTGCGAGCGGACCGGAAAGGCGAGTATTACAACACGCCCATGCACAAGCTGTTGACCGGGGCCGTGACGGCAAAGTTGAGGGCCTGGCAGGCCGGAAAGGTGGCGGCATGAGCAAATCCGCGGCCCATCGAGCAGGAAGAAGCATTGCTATGACTTTGCGCACGACCGACGTCGCCGGCGAGGATCGCCGCCCGGCCCCAAAGGAATAGGAGCGAAGGTATCCATGCCATATCAACCCAATGTGCTGATGTACCACGACAACTGCGACGACGGCTTTGCCGCCGCATGGGCGGTTCACAAGAAGTGGGGCGACGTCATCGAGTTCCTGCCCAGCAACTATGGCCGACCGCTGCCCGACTTCGACCCGAGCGGGAAAGACGTGTTGATCGCAGACTTTTCGATCCCTCCGGAGCAGTGCGAAGATGTGGTCAATCGCGGCGGTCGGGTCCTCATGCTCGATCACCACAAGACGGCAAGGGAGCGCTTGTCCGGCCTGCACCAGGTGGTTCGCCCGACGATCGACAATGTAGGGCGGTGCTTCGACCGAATGACCGGGACATGGCGGGAGGAGGTGCTGGTCGAGTTCGACATGGAGCGATCCGGCGCGCGCATGGCGTGGGACTTCGCTTTTCCCGGCAACGAGACGCCCGAGTTGATCTTGGCCGTCGAGGACCGCGACCTCTGGCGGTTCAATCGACCCGACACGAAGCTGGTCAGCATGTACCTGCGATCGCTCGACCGGGACTTCGCGCAATGGGACGCGGCGGCGGCGCTCTACAGCGATGATCCAGATCGGTTCCTCGGCGAGGCCAGAGCGATCAAGCGGTTCTACGACCAGAGGATCAAGGCCATCTGCGAAACGGCTGGGGTGCAGCATTTCTTCGGCCACGACGGCGTGGCCGTGACCTATACGTGCCCTTACGATTTCGTCTCGGACACCTGCCACACGCTCTTGGACATGCACCCGGACGCGCCATTCGCTGCAGCGGTAATCCAGAACCGGGAGGGGATCACCTACTCGCTGCGCAGCCGAGATGAGCGATCGGACGTGTCCGAGATTGCGAAGGCGCACGGCGGTGGCGGTCATCGCAACGCGGCAGGCTTCAGGCTCACCGCCAACGATTCCAGATAGGAGGCTGATATGATCTGCTATCACGGCGGGCCGCCCGGCCTGAAGATCGGGGATCGCATACTGCCTGCATCGGTTACCGGCGTAAAATCATCTGCCGAATTCGGCGCCGCCGGCGTATGTGATCCCGGCAAGGTGTACGTCACGCCAGATCCGCGATCCGCGGCGATGTTCGCGTCACTGCATCCTTCAGGCGATGGGCGGGTCTACAAGGTCAGGACCGTAGGAGAGGTCACGTATGATCCTGACTGCGCGTTGCCGGGCCTAAGCTACGTCTGCGATGCGGCCGTCATCGTCGGGCGCGTACGGGTCAAGCGCAAGGTGCTGAATCGCGTCAGGCGGGTGATGATGGAAGAGGCGGGGCTGTCCGCCGACCTGCGCCCTCCCTGACCCCCACCACCACCGTGCAAGGCGCCGACAGACGCGCCTGCGCACCCTGAGAGGCAGGGTTTCGCCATCACCGCAGACCGCCCCGTCACCGCCCGCCAGAGGCGTTCCGGGGCATGACAGGCAAGGACAGTCGCGCCCATGGGCAGTGCCGCCGCGTATAAATCCGAGATCAGGTTGATCGCCGCCAACGAGTGGAAGCACCAGCGCTTCAGCTGGCTCGAGGGCGTGCGCCGCGACGCCGATCTGAGCGACCGTGCCAAGCTGACGGCGCATGTCCTGGCGCTCGATTTCACCAACGCGCAGACCATGCGCTGCGACCCGTCTTTCCGCCAGATCGCCGAGATCCTGGGCCGGTCCCAGGACACCGCGAAACGGGCCGTGCGCGAGCTGATCGAGGCCGGCTGGCTGACCCGCGACGGGGGTCTCGGCCGGGGCAACAACACCAATTACGGGTTCCTCACGCGGGCCAAAATCATCCATCTAAAAGGGGGCAAATCTGCCCCCCCAAAAGGGGGCAATCCTGCCCCCTATTACGGGTCCGAAAAGGGGGCAGATTTGCACGGTAAAGGGGGCAAATCTGCATCGAGCCATAATATAGATAAACCATGGGAGAACCATGGCGCACGCGCGGGCGCGCGTACGCACGCGGGAGAAAACCGCTTTTCCCAAGCCGAAATCGAAGAGGCGCGACAGCTGATCCTCTGGGTTGAGAAGGGCGGTAACATCGCCTCGCTTCAGCCTGCCATCCTCGGCGCTGTGCCCCGGCTGATCTGGGGCGCCATTGCCGAGAAGATGATCGCCGAGGCCGACGGTCTCGCCCTGATCCAAACCGCCCAATCCATGACCCGCGAAAGGAGCACGCGATGAGCAGCGCCGTGACCACCGACGCCATGACGACCGACGAAGGCAAGCGCGCCCGGGTGCGCCGCCTGCTGATCCATCCCCTGGCCGCCGACGGGTTTCGAAAGCGGGTGAAGACCTCGGATGAGGATCATCGCAACTTCCTCGACCGGGTGGCCGACAGCCTGGCCTACATGACCGACGACGGGCTGCGCGCTCTGCGCCGGTCGCTGGCGACCAAGGGCGACGGCTCCAGCCGCGACTTCTGGCCCAGCTATGCCTGCATCATCGGCTTGGCCGAAGCGTTCGAGCCGCGGCCGCTGGAGCATGCGCCCGAGCTGCTGCGCTGGTTTGCGTCCAGGGCGGGGCCAGCCGCGCTCGAGGCCGGGCGCCACGTGGCCGAGTACGAGTTCTGGAAGAAGCACAAGCGCCCGCCGGTGATGCCCGGCGACAAGGCGCGCGTGGCCGAGGTGGCTGCGAAATGGAACGACAAGGCCGAGCGCATCCGCGACGTGATCCGCCGGCGCGGACGGGCCAATTTCGACGACGACCTGCAGTGGCTCGACTGGTACGAAAAGACCTGGACCGACGTCGAGGCGCTGATCGACGGGGGTGGCGCATGATGCCGTTGCGCAAGACACCTGCGAATGATCAGCCCGCCCGCCCTGTCGACGATGCGGGCAAGGAGCTGATCTCGATCCGGTCGCTGCTGGAATGGGCCTTTGCGGTCGAACATGCGCAGCTCGAGTACGACGATCTGCGCGACACCGGCATCGTGCGGGAATACGCGGCGAGGTCCCAGACGGCCAACGTGTGCGACATGCTGGCGATCGGCAAGGATGGGGCGCGCGGGATTGGCGTTCGGGTCGACGCCACGCCCGGTCGCAGCTATCCGCACGAGGATGCCGACCTGGTCGCCGCGATGGTCAAGATCGCTCTGCCCTGGCGGCTGGCCACGATGGTCGCCGAGCTTGCTCGCGCCGGCCGCACTCCGGACTGGGGGCAGGATATGCGCCCCCGTGTCGAGCCGCGCGAATGGCGCAACACCCGCCACGGCGCCTATGCCAAGACCGAAAAGATGGGCGTGGTGCAGTATGTCAGCCGCGGCCGGGTGCGAGCCGCGCCGCTCATGGCATGCCCGATCGTCTACCGGGACACCGCGCAGGAAATCGCCCGTGTCAGAAGGGGTTACCTCGAATGGTGGAGCGCGCTTCTTTCCGTCCGCTGCGCCCTTGCGAACAACGAGATGCGGCGGTTCGCGCTGACTGAGACCATGCCTTGCCAGCGGCCCTGGCAAAACGCGGATCAAGCCTGAGCAGCCTGTGCTAAGGTTGTGCACAGACCGCCAAAGGAGATCTAGATGCATTCGACCCCATCCGCTGAAGAGCTGCTATTGCTTCAAGAGGCTGGCTTTGACGAACGCGACGGCACCAGAGCTGTCGTGGCAAATCAGGTCTCGCAGGTTTCGGGAATATACTTCCTCTCCGCCGCGGGGGCGAACCTAATAAAGATCGGTTTCGTCCAGAACATCGACAAGATCGCGCGCCGGGTTGACGCCTTGCAGGCGGGCTGCCCCTATGCGCTGGTGAATGTCTTTGTGGCGCGTGGCGCGAGCCGTCGCGAAGAGTGGAGGGCGCATCGGCTGTTCGAGGAATACCGTTTTCGGGCCGAGTGGTTCCGCTGTGACGGTCGGCTTAAATCCTTCCTTCAGTTCGCTGTCGCATACCCTGATGAAGCCTCCAGGCGGCTGCGTCTGCAATTGGAGGATTGACTTCGAAAATCTCAAGGGCTATGCAAGACGCCAGAAATCGAATTGCGCCCGGAGCGGAGATCCCGCCCCGGGCGTTTTCTTTTGGGCGGAGGCCGAATGATCACGCTAGATGTCGACACGCGCGAGATTGAGCGACGTCTTGGCGAGATCGCAGTGCGGCAGGTGCCGTTCGCGGCCGCGCTGGCGCTGAACGATACCGCCAAAGATGGCAAGGACGCCGTCGAGCTGGAGATGAAGGTCAGCTTCGACCGGCCCAAGCCGTTCACGCTCAATGCGTTCCGGGTGCAGCGGGCCTCGAAGAACCGGCTTCAGGCGATGCTGCTGCGCAAGACGATGGTGGCGGGGCGGCATTACCTCGAGGTGCAAGAGGCCGGCGGCACCCGTCCGCAGACCGGGATGGAGCGGCGGCTGGCCTCGAAGGTTAAGGCCGGGGGCGTGCGGTCGGTCTATCCGGCGCGCGGGGCGCGGCGCGACAAGTACGGCAACTGGTCGCGCGGTCAGCGCAACCAGGTCCTCGCCGCGATCGAGGGGCAGGGCGGCAAGGGCGCCGGCAAGTTCTTCGTTCCGCGTCCGGGATCGGGGCTAGCGCCGGGCGTCTACCAGCGCATGGCGCGGCGCAAGATCAAGAAGGTGGTGCACCTGTCCGACAGGCCCGCGACCTATGGCAAGACGTTCCGTTTCTATCAGCGGGCAGAGCGTCGGATGCGGATGACGCTGCAAGAGAATTTCGAGAAACGGTTCGAGCAGGCACTGCGCACCGCGCGGTGAATGACCACCCCCGGGCAGGGGTGGCTGCGGCCCGTCGGGGCGCGGGGGGGGGCAGAGGCGGGGGACGGATCGTGATCCCTCGGCCGGGACGGCGAGGCACGCTGTCTTGCGGCATTGGGGGATGGCACCCCCGCCGCCCGGCCGCACGATCCCCACCCCCCGCCCGCCCGACCGTTTGGGTCCTTCCCGGGGCCCCGCCGCCCGCGGGTAATTCGCACCCCGGTCAAAATCGGTGCGATTTTTGTTTTATCCCGTGGGGTTGGGGTTCTTGTTGTTGCTCTTTGCCGGGCGACTGTCAGCACAATCAGGAAAGAGGCAATGGCCAATATCATCACCCTCGAGAACGGGGAGGAGATTGACGTCGATGCTTTCCCTCTTCCCGAGGGGGTGAGCGACGAGCTGTTCAACATGACGCAGATCGCGAAGGCGATGAACACGTCGACGGTCACGATCACGCGGTGGATCGACCAGGGGTTTCCGGTTCACCAGAAAGGCGGCAACGGTCAGGCATACGAATTCCGGCTGAGCCATTGCTACGCCTGGCGAATGTGGCGCGAACAGTCGGACGCGGCGGATCGGGCGCGTAAGGACGAGCTTGCCGGGCAACTCGCGATGCAGTTCCTTGGGGGCGAGGAAGAGGCCGGCCACCTGAAGACGCAGCTGTCGCCGAAGGAGATGAAAGCACATCTCGAGGTCGAGATGGTGCGCAACCAGGCCGCGCTGCAGCGCGAGGAACTGGTCAAGAAAGCGCATGTCGAGCGTGTGCTCGAGGGCGTGCTGATCACGTTCCGGCAGGCGATGACGAACCTGCCGGACTACATGGAACAGGAGTTCAGCCTGAGCCCGGTGCAGGTCGAGAAGGCGGAGCGATACTGCGATAACCTGTTGCAGGACATCCGGCTTCAGATGAGCGAGGCACGGTTTGCGGTGGGCGAGGTAGTGTCCGTCGCGGATCACAGGGGCAGGACGGCGTAATGGTCGAGATGAGCGACCGGGCCATCGGCCAGGTCATCGAGATCCCGCCGTTGCCGCCTTTTGCGTCGGCCCGGGATATCCTGGCCGATGCGTTGCCACTGCTGGACGCGCCGAGCCGGATATCGCCGGTGGCCGCGGCGGAGCGGTACATGCGGGTCGAGGCGCGGGGCGTCTGGGCGCAATACGATTGCGATGTCACGCCTTACATGGGCGAGGTCCTCGACACGATGCAGTCGCGGCTTTACCGCGGCGGCGCGTTCGTCGGGCCCGCGCAATCGGGCAAGACGCTGGGGCTGATCGTCATGGCGGCGCACCCCGTCACCTGCGACCCGGCGCCGGTGCTGATCATCCACATGGATCGGCCGAGCCGGGACCGTTGGGTTGAGGAATCGCTGAACCCGGTGATCCAGAACAGCCCGGCGCTGCGCGATCTGCTGGGCCGGGCGCGGGACGACGACACGTTCAGCCGCAAGCGGTTTCGCGGGATGCGCCTGGCGATCGGGTACCCGACGCCGCAATGGCTGTCCTCGGCGAAGTACCGGCTGGTGGCGCTGACGGATTTCGACCACTTCCCTCCCGAGCTGGGCGTGCGCAAGGATGCGCCGGAAGGATCGGCGTTCGACATGGCGACCGAGCGGGTCAAGACGTACATGTCACGCGGCTTCGTCTTTGCCGAAAGCACGCCGGCCTGGCCGGTGAGCGATCCGGCCTGGGCGGCGTCGGCGAGCGAACCGCACGCGTTGCCGCCGGTGAAATACGGGATCGTGAAGCTATACAACACCGGCACGCGGGGGCGCTGGTACTGGGAATGCCGCGATTGCGGCGAGCTTTACGAGCCTTCGTTCGACAAGCTGCATTTCGACGGGGACCGGCCGCCGCGCGAGGCCGGCGAGGCGGCAGAGATGGAATGCCCGCATTGCCATGCACTGACCGGGCCGCAGCACAAGAACGAGATGAACCGCGCGGCGCGGCGCGGCCGGGGCGGATGGCTGCACGAGGCGGAGCATGGGGGCGACCTGGTGCCACTCGGTGACAGCGCGATCCGCCAGTCGGACATCGCCAGCTGGTCGCTGGACGGGGCCGCGGCGACCTTCTCGACTTGGTCGGGGCTGGTTTCGAAGTACATCGAGGTCAAGCGGCAGGCCGAGGAGCTGGACGACGACCTGGGCCTGGCGCGGTTCTATTACACGAGCCTCGGCAAGCCTTATGCACGGGCCGCGTCGGATGCGGACGAGATGCTGTCGGTGACGGCGCTGAAAGAGGACCGCACCACTGCGCCGAAGGGCGTCGCGCCGGATTGGGTGCGGTTCATCACCGTGACGGCGGACGTGCAGAAGACGCGGTTTCCGGTGCAGGTCACCGGCTGGGGCATCGACGGCACGCGGACGGTCATCGACCGCTTCGACCTTTACAAGCCGCCGGCAGGGGCTGAGGGCGAGGATCTGGACCGGGCCTTGAGCCCGGCGAAATACGCAGGCGACTGGGACGTCCTGGTCGAGCTGGAAGACCGGCGCTGGCGAGTCGAAGGCACGGAGTTCGAGCTGCGCGCCGTTGCGCTGGGGGTCGATTTCCAGGGCGAGCCGGGCGTCAGTGACAATGCGGAGCTGTTCTGGAAGCGTCGGCGCAAGGCGGGCCAGGGTGGTCGATGGTTCCTGACCCGCGGCCATCCCGGCCTGCGCCAGCGCGACCGGGTCTGGCACGAGGCGCCGGGCCGGTCGAACCAGGGCAAGAAACGCGGCGTCAAGCTGCTGAACATGGCCACGGACCGGCTGAAGGATTCGGTTACTGCCGCGCTTGTGCGGCCCGCCGGCACACCGCGCAGCTTTCCGCTGCCGGAGTTCCTGGGTGATGACCACCTGGCCGAGTTCTGCGCCGAGGTCCGGACCGACAAGGGCTGGGAGCCGAAGCCTGGCCAGAAACGAAATGAAAGCCTTGACCTGTCGGTCCAGGCGCAGGCGCTGGCCGAGCACAAGGGTCTGCGCCGGATGAACCCGGAAAGCCCGTGGAACTGGGCCATGCTGGGGGCGGACAACCCGCATTGTTTCGCCGTCGATGCGACGGCCTCCGAAGCCAAGCCGAAGGCGCGCAAGCGTCGGGTCGGCAAGATGAGGATCTAATGGCCTACACACAAGACGATCTGACCAAGCTGCAAAAGGCGATCTCGAAAGGTGCGGCCGAAGTGCAGCTGGACGGTGAACGCGTGCGATTCCGCAGCCTGGACGAGATGCTGCGGCTCGAGCGCAAGATACAGGCCGAGCTTGGCGTCACTGAGCGTCCAACTCGCCGGATGCATTATCCCAAAACTTCGACAGGGTGGCGCTGATGGTGGGATTTGTCGATCGGTTCGCGCCGCGGTGGGCGTTACGTCGGGAAGTGGCGCGCGCGCAGCTGGACCTGTTGCGCGAGCGGCGGGCGGAGCGGAACGCTTCGGCGCCGTATGCGCCGGTCGGTGGGGGCCGTCGCAGCCGAGAGTTCTACCGCAACAGCCGAGATCCGCATGGCACGATCTCGGGCGCGCGCCAGCCGCTGGCCTATATCGCGCGGGATATGCTGCGCAACAACCCGCGGGTGACGCGGGCCAACAACCTGTTCGCCGGTTACGTGGTCGGGTCGGGCATCCGACCTGTGGTCGAGATGGTCAGCGATGAAGACAAGGGGGACAAGAGCCGCATCGAGGGCTTGATCGAGGATCATCTGTTGACCACGGCGATCGACGCCGACGGGCACAGCACGCTCTTCGGGATGCAGAACCTGGCGCTGAAGACGATCCCGCTGTCCGGCGAGGTGCTGCTGCGGTATCGCCAGCGTCGCTCCTCGGACGGGTTGCCTCTGCCGTTCCAGATCCAGTGCTTGGAAACCGATTACATCGCACACACCAAACACACGCTTGGCTCGCCCCAGGGCCGCCGGATCGAGAACGGGATCGAGTATGGGCCCACGGGCGCGCCGGAGGCGTATCATCTTTATGCCAACCATCCCGGTTCTCAATACGGTACCGGCGATATCCGCAGGGTGTTGGCGGAGAACATCGCGCACGCGTTCCTGGTCGATCGGCCGGGGCAGCGGCGGGGGGTGAGCTGGTACGCGCCGGTGATGGCGGAGCTGCATGACCTGCACAAGTTCATGCAGGGCACGCTGAAGCGGCAAGAGGTTGCGGCGATGTTTGCCGGAATTCTCAAGAGGAACGGTGACGACGACGCCGGTGACGAACTGAAGGACGCGATTCTGGAAGTCGAGGCGGGCGGCATTCTTGAGCTTCAAGACACGGACGAAATGGAATTCAACGATCCGCCTTCGGCGCAGAGCGCGGAGCCGATCGTGAAGATCATAGACAGGGTGATCGCGAGCGGCCTGATGCTGACCTACGAAGGGTTCAGCGGAGATTACAGCCAGGTCAATTACACCAGCGGCCGGATGGGCCGCATGGACCAGGACCCGATGATCCAGTTCTGGCAGAACGAGTTGGCGATCGCGCGGCTGATGGGGCCGGTCACGCGGTGGTTCAAGGAAGCGCTGTACTTCAAGACGTTCATCGAGCCGGACAAGTACCGGCTGCGCTGGACCGCCCCGCGACGGCCAGTGGTCGATCCGACCAAGGATTACCCGGCGCTGATCCGGAAGATTCGCGGCGGCCTAGCGACGCGGGCCGATGTCATCCGGGAGATGGGCCAGGATCCCGAGCGGATCTGGAACGAGTGGAGTGGCTGGGCGGCCCGCGACGACGAGGCCGGGCTGGTCTTTGACAGCGATCCGCGGCGCGTTTCGCTGTCCGGCGTGGCGCAAGCCAAGGCCGCCGGCGCCAATGCCGCGAACGAAACCCTTACCGACGAGGATGAAACCGATGACTGATTTGACGATGCCACAGATCGCGGAGCGCATGTTCGGCACGCCGTTGCTGGTGGAACCCGCAAAGGCCGCCGTGATTGCGCGTGCCTTTGCGCCGCGGCTGTTGGGTACTGCGGCGGAAGTTCATGTGAGCAGTGCGGTCTCGCCCGCCGACAGCGGCGGTACGGAAAAGCGCGCGGGCAGTATCCTGCATGAGGGCATGTCGGAACATCTGAAGGAACGGCGCGCGGGTTTCATTCGTCACGGGCCGGTCGCGGTGATCGAGGTGGTCGGCTCGCTGGTGCGGCGCGGGTCCTGGCTGGGCCAGTCTTCGGGGATGACCAGCTATGAGGGCCTGCGCGGGCAGCTGAAGGCGGCGGCGGCGGATCCGGAGGTCAAGGCGATTGCCCTGGAGTTCGACACGCCGGGCGGCGAGGCGGCCGGCGCGTTCGAGCTGGGCGACCTGGTGCGCGAGATCCGCGAGACCAAGCCGGTCTACGGCTTTTGCGCCGAGTATGCCTATTCCGCAGGCTATGCGCTGGCCAGCCAGTGCAATTACCTGACGGTTACGGAGTTCGGCGGTGCCGGCTCGATCGGCGTGATCATGATGCACGTCGAGTACAGCGATCACCTGAAGAAAGAGGGTGTCACCGTCAACATCATCCGCGCCGGGCAGCAGAAGGCCAAGGGCAATTCCGTCGAACCCCTGCCGGACGAGCTGCGCGAGGAATGGCAGTCGGAGTCCGAGGCGATGCGCGTGCAGTTCGCCCAGCTGGTCGGCAAGGGGCGCGGCGACCGCTTCGACATGGCGGCGGCGCTGAAGACAGAGGCCAAGGCGTATAGCGGGACCGAGGCTGTGCGCCTTGGTCTGGCCGACCGCGTGGCCGATCCCAAGAAAGCCTTCGATGCGATGGTCGCGTCGATTGTTGCGACCGGCGCGTGGGACGGGACGGTTCCCGTCCCCGCGGCCAAGGTCACGAACCGCAGCTCCGGCTGCACAACCGGGGCGCAAACGCCCCACGCTCAGAAGGAGGCAGATATGCCTGATCAAGTGAAAGAGCCGGAAGCGCAAGGTGTGACCGGCGAGACCAAGGCGGGCGAAGGCAAGACCTCGACCGCATCCCCCACGGCGGCGGAGACCTCGGCGCTCAAGTGCGACGCCGCGGCAATCACCAAGGCGGTTGCCCGCGCGGGTCTGTCGGCAGAGTTCGCGGCCGAGCTGATCTCGAGCAACGCAACCCAAGAGCAGGCGTCCGACGCGATCATCGACAAGCTGGCCGACAAGAAGGCCGGAGCCGATGGCGGCGATATCGTGAACGAGGCGCGCGTGGTGCATGATGGCGTCGACCGCATGAAGGCGGGCATGTCGAAGGCGCTGCTGAAGAAGGCCGGCGTTTCGGGCGGGGAGGCGAACGAGTTCTCGTCGATGTCGCTGCGCGAGATGGCGCGTCACACGTTGCAGGTGCGCGGTCTCGATATGCGCTTCGGTGGCGTGCAGCAGCTGGTCGGGGCGGCGTTCGTGCCGACGATGGCCGGCGGCCTGCACAGCACCAGCGATTTCGGCGAAGTGCTGGCCGACGTCGCGAATAAGTCGATGCTGATGGCCTACCAGGAAGCCGAGGAAACCTTCGAGCAGTTCACCAAGCGCACGACCCTGACCGATTTCAAGCCGACGAAGCGCGTGGGAACGGGGCTGTTCCCGGATCTTTCGGAGGTCGGCGAAGCTGGCGAGTTCAAGTACGGAACCATGGGTGACTTTGGCGAGACGATCGCGCTGCTGACCTATGGCAAGCTGTTCGCGATCACACGCCAGGCGATCATCAACGACGACCTGGGCGCCTTCACCACTGTGCCGATGAAAGCCGGACGCGCGGCCAAGCGCAAGATCGGCGACCTGGTCTTTGCGGTGCTGAATGCCAACGCGGCAATGTCGGACGGTACGGCGTTGTTCCACGCCGATCACAACAACCTGGCGTCGTCTGGTGCGGCGCCATCCGAGACGACGATCGACGCGGCGCTGGTGGCCATGGCCGCACAGTCCCCGCGCGGGACGGATGCGGACAGTTCGGCGACGTTGAACATCCAGCCCAAGTACCTGATTTCCGGCTACACGCATCGCTCGGCCGTTCTGGCGGCGCTGATGTCGGAGAAGACGCCGGACACCACCGGCTCCAAGTCGCAGATGCGCTACAACACCGTCTACCAGGCGGCCGAGCCCATCTTCGACAACCGCGTTGCCGGCAATGCCTGGTACATGGCGGCGGATCCGATGACGTTCGACACGATCGAGGTCGCTTACCTGGACGGCGTGACCGAGCCCTACATCGACCAGCAGGACGGCTGGACGGTCGACGGCACCGAATTCAAGGTGCGCGAGGACGTGGGTGTCAAGGCTACGGCCTGGGAAGGGCTTTACAAGAACGCCGGCTCCTAAGCCGCGTTCCGATCCGAGCTGAAACGCCCGGCGCCGGACAGGCGCCGGGTTTTGCATTTGCGCCCCGGCGCACAATTCGAGGAAAGAGAAATGCAGAACTATGTTCAACCGGGCGCAAGCCTGACCCTGCCCGCGTCGGAGGATGTCACCTCGGGCCGCGGGATCCTGATCGGCACCGTCTTTGGGATTGCGCAGCATGACGCGGATTCCGGCGATGACGTGTCGATCCTTCGCCATGGCGTCGTGACCCATGCCAAGACCAGCGCGCAAGCCTGGACGGTGGGCGCGAAGCTTTACTGGGACGACACCAACAAGGTCTTCACGACCACGGCCAGCGGTAACACGCTGGTGGGGGCCGCCGGCGCGGCGGCGGCCAACCCGTCGGCGACCGGCACGGTGATCCTGGACGGCGCAGTCCGGTAATGTCCGGGATCTTCGACGGCATGGCCGGCGTCCTGAACGACGTGTTCGGGGCGCCGGTCATGCATACGCCGGCCGCGACGGGCTTGCCGGTAGAGGTGCAGGGCATCTTTCGCCGGGATCCCATCACGGTTGCGGACGAAGATGGTCGCGAGTTCCTGGTGACTTCGCCGTCCCTGCGGGTCGAGCGGCCGGATGCGGCCGGGATCGTGGTGGGTGACGTGATCGAGGTGTCGGGCGGCGACCGATTTACGGTTCTCAATGCACAAAGAGCCACGCCAAGCCCCGCGTCGGATGCGCTGGTCGTGTTCGAGCTGGAGGCGATCGAGGCATGAGTTTCCGAACCATCCTGAGGACGCAGCTGCGGGCGGCGCTGGAGGCGTCCGACCGCCTGGGCATCGTCGAATTCTACGATGCGTTTCCGCGCAATCACGATGCGACACAGCTGCCCTACTGCATCGTGCGTACGCCGCGCGAGCGGACGAACCGGGATCACGACTACGGCGTGAATCGCGCGACCGAGGTTGTCGTGTCCTATCGCCGGCTTGGCGGCGACGACCTGGAGGACGAGCTGGATCTCGATGCAGACGAGGTGGTCGAGGTCGTGCTGCCGGTGCTGCGCGGCGTCGGTTTGCTTTACGGGCTGGACATGACCGAGACCGACGTGGTCGCGGCTGGCGAGACCCGGCGCGGCGAGCTGGACATGACATTCACCGTCGAGCGGCTGCTGGACGAAGACGAGCTTTAACACCGGCGCCGGCGGCGGCATCGGGCAAATCCGGGGGTGCAGCGCCCGGGCAACCTTGCGTTAACGGAGAGAGAACATGGCGAAGAGCGCGGGACGGAATTACCTGGTGAAGAAAAACGGCACGACCATCGCGTCGGTTCGGCAGAAGTCGGTTAACTGGTCGTCGCAGATGATCGACGTGACGACCGATGATGACACGGGCGACACGACCTATCTTGCGGACGTTCTGACCGGAAAGGCATTGGAGTGTTCAGTGGAAGGTCTGACCAACGACGACGTGTTCTCGGATATCGCGTTCTCGACCACCGACGCAGACAAGTTCCTGGACGATCTGACGATCGAACGACCCAACGGGGACGAGATCTCGGGCACGTTCATCCTGAGCGCCTATACCGAGACTGGTGCGTACCAGGATGCTGTGACTTTCACCGCGACGCTGACGCGCAGCGGTGCGCATACGTTCGCAGAGGCTTAACGCATGCGCGGTTTCGAGGACATCAGCGTCTGTTGGATGGGCGTTGACTACACACTTAAGGCGCGGGGCATCATGCCGCTGGTCGCGTCGATCGAGGACATCATCAGCGGGACGAGCGGCGTGGCGGCCGTGGCGATCCTGATGGGCCAGAATGGCGGGCCCACGGTGTCGCGCGTCTCAATGGCCTTCGCCGCGATGCTGCGGCATGCGGGCGCCGATGTCAGCGACGACGAGGTGTATCTGTCAGTGCAGGGCGAGCTTCTGGAGGGGAGTGGTGACGCGCTGAGCGCCATGTCGGAGGCGTGCAACTTGCTGCTGGCAATCGTCAGCCCGCCCCTTGCCGAGAAGATGGCCGCCGCCATGGAGGTCGTGGAAGATTTCGATGCCGCCGAGGAAGCCGAAAAAAAGGCCTGAGCGGCGGGCTTGTGCGGGCGCTGCACGATGCGGTGGTCGTGCGTGGATGGGTTTCGCCGCGAGATTTCTGGGACATGGCGCCGGGCGAGGTCTGGTGGGTGATCGAGGCACATGAGCCACGGCAACCGTTGGGCGGAGCCGAAAGCATGGGCGAGCTTTACCGGATGCTGAAGGAAAACCAGGCAAAAGAGCGGGTAGGGAAAGAGGTCAGGGATGGCGCGTAGTATTGGCGACCTCGAGATCCGCGTCGGTGCGGATGTCGGCGGTCTGCGGCGGGATCTGAAAAAGGGTGAGCGCGACATCCAGGGCTTTGGAGCGCGTGCGACGGTGATGGCGAAGAAGGTTGCCAAGGCAGGGGCGATCATCACGGCGGGTGTCGCGGCCGCGACGGGCGGGCTCTTGGTGATGGCGCGCAGCGCGGCCGAGACGGGCGCCGAGATCGAGCGCCTGTCGCGCCTGGCGAACACCACGCCGGAGACGTTCCAGAAATGGGCGCAGGCGTCCAAGACCGTCGGCATCGAGCAGGACAAGCTGGCCGATATCCTGAAGGATGTGCAGGACCGGGTCGGGGACTTCATGGCCACCGGCGGCGGGCCGATGGCGGATTTCTTCGAGAATATCGGACCGAAGGTCGGGGTCACGGCGCAGCACTTCAAAGACCTGAGCGGCCCGGATGCGTTGCAGCTGTACGTGGACTCGCTGCAGAAGGCCGGTCTGTCGCAGTCCGAGATGACCTTCTACATGGAGGCGATGTCGTCTGACCTGACGGCCATGCTGCCGCTGCTGGCGAATGGCGGCCGCGAGATGAAAAAGCTCGGAGACGAAGCTGCCGCAGCCGGTCTGATCATGTCGAATGATGCGGTTAAGGGCTCGACAGATCTTAAGAAAGAGCTAGACGCGCTGGCCACCGTCATCAGCACCCAGGTCAACCAGGCAATCCTCGATAACAAGGAAGACATTACTGCGCTGGTTTCGGCCCTGGTTGATCTGGCGCCCAAAGTTTTGAATGTCGTCCAGGTGTTCGTCGATTGGGCCGCCGCGGTTGTTGACGTGGTCGAGGCGCTTGCGCGACTGAAAAATGAAGGCTGGACATCGTTCCGGATCGGAGACCCGTCGCGCTTCGAAGATGCGCCAACCCTGGATCCGGGAAACCTGCCGGGGCGCTTGGGTGAGATCCTCGGCGGCGGCGCCGGTTCCAACATTCCACGGCCCCCCGGCCTTGATTACCTGACCGACCAGCTGACGGATGACAGTACCGAAGGCGGGCAGGGGATGGACACGCTCGGTTTCGTTGCCGGCGGCGCGGGTTCGCCCTTCAGCTATGACGAGGAGTTCGTCGAGGACGTGTTGGGCCGTCTTGGCGATTTCATGTCGCGCCGGCAGGAGGTGATCAGCGAGGGGGCGCTGGCCGAGCGGTTGATCCACCAGGATCACGTCGATCGCATGAAGGAGCTGGACGCGGACTCGATGGACGCGCGCTTGGCGGGGCTGCGCGGGGCATTCGGCGACGTGTCGAGCCTGATGCAGACCGAGAACAAGAAGCTGTTCCAGATCGGCAAGGCCGCGGCGTTGGCGGACGCCACGATCAGTGGCTACCAGGCCGCAGTTGACGCATGGCAGAAGGGCATGAAGATTGGCGGGCCCGGGGTGGCAGCGGCATTCACCGCCGCGTCTCTGGCGCGGACCGGGGCCCTTATCTCGCAGATCTCGGCGCAGTCCTACGGTGGAGGATCGAGCGCCGCAGGCGGCGGGGCGGGCGCGGGTGCGGGCGCTGGCGCGCCCGAGGCGAGCCCGTCTCAATATTTCACCGTGAACCTGCCCGGTGATGGTCCGATCTCTCGAAGCTCGGTGAGGGATCTGATGCGTATGATGAACGAAGAGATCGAGGGCGGCGCGACCCTGAGCGGGATCGTGGTGAACGGCTGATGGGCGTGATCTTTCAGCCTTTTTATGTTCTGCCGCGTGCGGATCTGCCGCTGACCCATGCGCGGATTGTGCATGCCGGCAATTGGTTTTCCGGTGGCACCGCGTCGGCGAGTGGCACCAATGCAGCCTTTTTCGAAGATGCGCCGATGGGATCGTTGACCTATGAGAAATGGCGGGCGGATGCGGTTCCGGCTACATGGGAATACGACCACGGATCCGAAGTTGTGGCGGATGCGATCTGCATCGCTGCGCATACCTTGGGCACCTCGGGCGCAACATTCAAGCTGCAGTATCATGACGGCTCGACATGGGTGGACCTGACCCGGGCTGTCAGTCCCGAGAACGACATGCCCGTCATGGCGATCTTCGAGCCTGTCGAGGCGCAGCGTTGGCGTATCAGTATCAGCGCGGCGTCCGAGGTACCGGACCTGGGAGTGTTTCGCGTCGCCGATACGATGCAAATGCCTCGGCCGCTTTACGGCGGTCACGCCCCGATGGACATGTCACGCCAGACGGTCATGCGCCAGAACAACTCGGAGACCGGCGAGTTCCTGGGCAAGACCCGTGTGCGGTCCAGCCTGATGGCGCAGTTCGAATGGCGGCACCTCGATCCCGATTGGGTGCGCAGCTACTGGCGCCCGTTCATGCTGGCGATCGAGACCGATCCCTATTTCATCGCATGGCGGCCGGGCCGGTTTCCCGAGGTCGCCTATGTCACGACGGCGCAGGCGCCCATTCCACAGAACATGGGGATCAACGGATTGATGCAGGTGAGCCTGACCGGCACCGCGCGGGGGTATGATTGATGTCGAGCGCCACGCAACCGGGCCGCGAGGTCGTCCAGATCGTCGAGCTGATCGTGCCGATCTGCGCCAACGTGTTCGGCACCAGCCCGTGCACCGCCACAGGCACGGGCGATCAGAAGTGTTTCAACACGCGCGCCACGTGCCTGGATGCCGAGAATTTCGACGGTTCGGCCACGCTGAGCCTGTTCTTCTCGCGCCAGAGCGTTGCCGAACGGCGGGTCGAAGGGGTGGATTACATCATCCCGTCGTTGCGCTCGGTCTCGACCGCGCCGACCAGAATCAACCTGTCGGCCGTCGATCCCGACTCGACAGGGCTGGGCAATCGCGCGGTGTGCGATATCGAACTGATGGACCATCCGCACACCGACAGGGTGGTTGATCCCTATCTGGCGGATCGCAGCTATGATCCGATGGCGCGCGGCAGCTTCTGGACCAAGTGGCTGCGCCGCTGGAAGTATCGCCAGAACATCACTGTCAACGTGTACGAAGGCTATGCTGGCCAAGCGCTGGCGGACATGATCAAGCGGCAGTACGTCCTGATCGAGGTCAGCGGCCCGGATGCGTCGGGCCGGGTCCGCCTGAAGGGCAAGGACATCCTGCACAAGCTGGAAGAGCGCAAGGCGCAGTGCCCCGAGGCGTCGCCCGGCGTGCTGCGCAACGCTCTTCTGGCGGGGGCTACGACCTTTGCCGTCGCGGGTGCCAGCCTGTCGGATTACCCGGCAAGCGGTCTGTTGCGGATCGGTGACGAGTTCATCGCGTATTCGGCCCTGTCCGGGGTGGACGGCGTGCTGACCTTCACGGTGTCCGAACGCGGCGCCGAGAACACGGTGGCGGCGGACCACGACGCCGAGGCAGCGGTGCAACTTTGCAAGCAGTACACCGCTGCTACGGTACAGGAGATCGTCGAGGATCTTCTGACGACACATGCCGGCATAGACCCCGCCATGGTCGACAGCGCCGGCAGTTTCGCGCAGGAGGTAAGCCGTCACCTGTCAAGCTACCGGCTGAGCACGATCATCAGCGACCCGGCGGCAGTCAACAAGCTGATCGCCGAATTGCAGGCACAGTGCGGGTTCTTCATCTGGTGGGACGAGCGGGTGGCCTTGATCAAGATGCGGGCAATCCGCGGGCTAGAGACCGAGCCGCCGACGCTGACGGAGCGGGACCACATCATGCCGGGCCTGTCGGTGCGCGAGTTGCCCCGCAACCGCGTGAGCCAGGCGTGGGTCTATTTCAGCGTGCGAGACTGGACGCAAAGCCTGGACGCCGTGAATTTCCGGCAGGTCCAGGTCGTTGCGGACCTGGCCAGTGAAAGCGAGGATCGTCACGGCGAGCCGTCGATCCGCAAGTATTTTTCGCGTTGGCTCCCCACGGGCAACCTGGCGTTTTCGTCCGGGTTCAAGATCGTGAATCGGTATTCCGAGATCCCGAGCGAGGCGGGTTTCCAGGTCGATGCCAAGGATGGGCACGAGTACTGGGTCGGCGATGTCTTCTACCTGTCGCACGGGCGGCTGGTGGACGCGCACGGCGCCCCGGTGATCGAGCAATGGACGGTCGTCAGTGCCGACGAAGTCGTGCCGGGCGAGACGGTCGAGTACGTCGTCGAGAACACGCAGCTTTATGGCCGGGTCTATGACTGGATGGCAGATGATGCCGGAGACTATCCGGGGACATCCGCCGAATTTGCCGCGGCCTACTGGGGCGATTCCGACGGACTTTTGTCGGATGGCACAAAAGCGGCCACGTGGGGGTAGATCATGACAAGTTTCACGAGCATTCCGAACACCGAAATTGCGCAGGACAAGCCGATCAAGGCCGAGACTGGATTGGCGCTGAGAGATAATGCGATCGCAATCGCGGAGGGTGGATCTGGTGCCCCGAAGATCGCAAAGAAGATCGTCTCTGCCCAAGCGCCCGGCGGGAACGTCACGATTACGGACCTCGATGATTTTGCCGGCGTGCTGGTGTACGGCATTGTCCTTTCGGATGACAGCGGACCCAACATGACCGTTGAGTTCAGTCTGAATAATGGGTCGACCTTTTCCGCCTCTGTGGTCATCGGACAATTCGGTCAACAACTGAGGGCGTCATTTTCTTTTTGGCTGGACTTTGCCACCGGCGACTTCGTTTCGGTCGGAGAGTTCGAGTCTGCACTCCGCGTCACTGGTACCTTGGCCGGATCGAGCGCCGCCATCACCGATCTGCGATTCAGCTGTACCGATCCCTTCGCGCTCCTGATCGAGCCGAACGGGGGGCAGAGCGCGACATGATCCGCGTGAATGCCACGGTAAGCGCGCGCACCGGCAAGGTGGTCATGGTCGAGGAGGAGGTTCTCGACCCATCCCCGGACGGCGTGCCGAAGGCCGTTAGCAGATACCAGTTCAAGGCGGCATTGATTGCTCTGGAAAAAATGGGTGAAGTAACGCTGGCGATGAGCAGTGCCAGTCCAATGGTTCAGCTGGCCTGGGCGGAGGCGCCCGAAATGCGCCGCGCGGATGCGCTGGTCGGCTTCATCACTTCGCAATGCAATTACTCCGACGCGGATCTCGACGAGATTTTCAGCACGGCGTGGGCGATCACGTAAACAAAAGGCGGAATCAGTAAATGGCGACGAACACCTGCACGGTGTCCGGGCAAATCGTGTTGCCCGACGACACTGATGTGACCGGCGGGCGGCTGGTCTTTCGGCTGAGTTCTTATGATGTGGACGGCGGCGAAACCGTTTCCGAGGCCACGGTCGTCACGACGATTGGCGGCGATGGATCCGTGTCGGTCGATCTATGGCCGAACCATCGGGGGGTGCGGGCAAGTTACTATACCGTCAAGATCGTGCGCCAAACTTTGGCCGGTGATGTCTCATTTGATCTCGGTCGCATTCAGGTGCCAGACGAGGCGTCCGCGGATATCGCTGACCTCCTAGGCACGCCGCTTGTGTCTGAAACCGTCAACTGGACCACGCTAACCGAAGGCGATCGACTAGAGCTGCTCGCTGCCTCTGCGCGTCGTTTCACAAACCTTGCCTCGCTGAACGCGGACACTGAGCTGACACTGGACGCAGGGAAGGTCGGAACGGTCGCAGAGGGCGACATCATCGAGGCGCGCAGCTTTCGGTTTTCGGTCGCCGCAGACGATGCAACGGATCATCACCGGGAAACTGCAGGAGGACTCAAGCTCTACGCCCGACCGAATGAAACTGGTCACATCGACATTTTACAGTTTGGCGATGGTCTGTTCAAACAAGCCAACATCGACATGATCGAGGCTGACTTTGGCCGTGTCGGGGTCTCGGTTGGCACGAATGTTGCTGCGAATGCCAGGGTCACAGCTCCCATATATTTCTCGCCGGGTGCCTTTCTGTCGCCAGGCAGCGGCGTCACCGTGGAAATCAAGGACGACATCATCGCGCCGAAACAGTGGATTTTCCGTGGGAATGGTGGTTACGAGCTGGGCCGGGACAGTGGGGGCGACGAGCGCGGCGAGGGTAACCGCGAAGTCCTTGCGGAATGGTTCGGCATGTACGCGCATAGCGGCGGCGTCGATCCCGGTGAAGACATGGCTGACTATCTGCAAATAGCCATGGATGCGCTTGGCAACAGCCGCGAAGGCCTGATCCACTTTGGTAACGGCAGTTACCATTTCAAAAGCACGACCGCGATCAATCGGGCCATCACGCTCAAATTCCCCGGCACGCGGCGCGGCGTTGTTCGTGTGCATGGCGACGGCTACCCGGTGTTCACGTCCAATGGCGACGCGGTAAGGATCGAGGGGGCCAATTTCGAGATGTTCGTTGGTGGCATTACGTCACGCGACAGTCCGTGCATCCACTACACCCACGACGAATGCAGCACGGACGATATCCGCGTGAGCGACGTCGCGCAGGGCATCATCCTCGAAGGCAATCGTTGCCGCGCCGAGAACACATCAGGGGTGTACAGTCATAACCCCGGCGCAGGTAGTTCAATTGTTAATGTGCGGGGCAAGGGGTGCACTGTGCTGGAAACCGAATGCCCGTCGAGCAGTGCTTACGAGCCGGAAGCACTCGTGAACGCAGGAGGCGGTGCGTCGGAGAACATCGTCGCGACAACTATCCGCGGGCTATACTGGTTCAATGACGCGATTGGGGCGCTTCTGAACGCAGAAGGTGGCGATATCACCAGCACCTCGGTTTCCGCTGTGCGAAATCATAGCGCGTCTGACGGCCCTCCTTCTCTGGCAAAACTGGTTGGCAGCGGTGAGCATGACATTTCCGCTTTCATCATGTCTGACTGGCTCTGCAACGCGCTCACAGACAATATCATGGACATCTTGAGGACTGGTACTGGCAAGACGGAAAAGATTATTCTTGGCGAGGGTGCGGGTGGAAATGGCAGTGGATATTTCTTCAATATCGCATGCGAAGCCGGGGCCGTGCAAACCTGCCGAATTGGCGGCGACGTGATCCCCTCAGACCGAGGTGGTTTCTCCATCAGTGGCGCTGCAGCAGCCAATGTAACCGGGCTTCGCAAGCCTCTTGAGTTGGACGAAAACGGCCTGATGCGCGGGGTTTGGGGTATTCCCGAGGACACCGACGACCTGGTTATTTCCAGCGGGGAAATCACGCTTCCGGCCAACGCACCCACCGCGATTTACAGGGTGGACACGGAAGGCAACGCAGGCTCCGACACCCTCACCACGATTAATGGCGGTGTCGAGGGGCAAATCATCATCCTGAAAACGGAAAATTCGTCTCGCGATGTGACGCTGGACGATAATGCCGGGAACCTGCGGATTGCGGGGGATTTCACGATGGATACCACACAGGACCGCATCTGGCTGCAGTTCGACGGCACCAACTGGTTTGAGCTGGGCCGGGTGGATAACGCCTGACAATACTGGTGAAGAGGGGTTTTCCTCAATGGCTGAAGAAAACTATCAGGTCCTGCTGTTTCGGATCGATCGACAAGCCGAAGAAATACGGGATCTGAAGTCCCATGTCGAGAAGCTGGAAAAGCGCGCCGTCGAACGGGACCAGGAAAGATCGGCACAGGAGCGAAAGCAATTGCTGGCCGGGATCAGCTTCCTGGGCGCGGTGATCATCACGCTTGGAAGCGTCCTCTGGTCTTACCGGGCGGTCATTTTCAAGGGGGTAAACTGATGTGCTCAACGACGCTTCGTGCGCTCTATGCCGTGCTCTATTCCTTTGTCGCGATCATCCTGGTCATGGCGTTCTGGCTGGTGCTGTCCACGGACCTGATCATGCGGCCGACCGCAATCCATTACGACGACCGCAAGGTGACGTTTGTAAGGGAAACCCCCTTCGGTGAAGTGTGGGGTGTCTGGTCGACCGAGATCCGCGTGACGGGAACCGGAGAGGAATGCCCGAGCGGTCGCAACCGCGCCCTCTACCAGGTCAAGGACGACAACACGGTCACCTATTACCTCGGCCCGTGGGCCGATCGATGTCTTGAGCAAGGGCCGCCACTCGTCATTGTCGACACATGGCAAGCTTTGCTCTTCGGCGTCATTCCGTTGCGGCCCGTTCGGATCACCACTGTCATCGAAATCGCGGAGTAAGTTCTATGAAACTCATACCGAATGTGAAGTCGAAAATGCGGGCGTACAGCATCTGCACGCTCATCCTGATCGGGGTGGTCTTCTATGGCCCCGAGCAATACTTCGCGCTGACCGGCGACGTGATAGATCCATATCACGTAGGGTACGCGATGCTCTTCCTGATCGTGTTCGGCATCATCGGCTGGTTTATCGACCAGACCCTGCCCAGCATCCTCCGCACCATGAAGCTGGCGGGTATCAGCGCTGTCATCACGGCCGTCCTGCTTTGGCTTGTTTCCGCGCCAGTCTTCGCTATGGGGGAGGCTCCGAAATCGGATGACGGTCCGAATTCCGGGCTGCCGACATGGGAACAAACGGCAGTCTATGCGCTCCCGCTCACCAAGCAGTGGGAGGGTACGGGCCCCACCTTCAAGTGCTCACAGAGCAAGCGCGGAATTTGCGTGAGGGCTTACCTTGATACCGTCGCCGAGCCAGATTTGCCGACCATCTGCTACGGCGAAACCAGCCACACGGGGACCAGGGTTTCGATGGGCGACGTTCGGACTATCGAGCAATGCGAGGCTGGGTTGTACCGGATCATGCGCGACCTTTACTGGAAGAAGTATCGAACCGGCGTCACAATCAGTCACATGCCGCCGCAGGTCGATGCGGTCTTCACAGATCTGGCGTGGAACGTCGGGCCCTATGCGGTTCTGCGGTCGTCAGCGCTGAAGAGCGCAAACCGGGGGGACTTCGCCGACGCATGCTATCGGCACACTTTTTACAATAAGTCGGGTGGCGTGTTTGTGCGTGGCCTGTCGCGCCGCCGGTCAGCTGGCTACAAGGTCTGCATGTCAGGAGTAGACGCGTGAGCGCGCTCGGCTCAAAGCTACGGAAGCTGGAGGGTGGGCGGGTCGCGTTCATGTGCCCAGGCTGCCAACAGGCACATCACGTAACGGTCGACGGCTCGCGTGGGTGGACTTTCAACGGGGATGGTGACCGGCCCACGTTCTCGCCTTCTGTGCTGGTGTCGGGCACCGTCCCAATCACTGACGAAGAGCACGCTAGGCTCATGGCTGGTGAAAAGATCGAGCCGGTTTCGTTGATTTGCCATTCGTTCGTCACTGATGGCCGCATTCGGTTTCTCAACGACTGCACGCATGATCTCGCAGGCAAGACGATGGATTTGCCGGATTGGCCGGGGAGGGCGGCATGATCACCCGCTACGCGCTCATCGCTGCCCTTTTGGCCTGCCTGGGCCTCGGTGGGGCGCTCTGGTGGCAGTCGAGCCGTGTAGACGGCCTGAAGGCCGACAAGGCGCGTCTGGAGCGCTCGGTGCAGAGCCTGGAGGCCGCGCGCGCCCAGGCCCGCACAGCGGCGCGGGTGGCACGAGCTGAGGCGGACAGGCAAGCCAAGCTGGCCGCCGAATACGAACAGGTCAAAGACGCTTTCCGAGAAGGAGATTTCGATGCACCGCTTCCTGATGATTTCCGCGATCTGCTTGACCGCATCCTGCGGTCCGGAGACTGAGATCGAGTACATCACGCCCGATGTGCCGGCCGAGTTGCGCACGCCGGTGCCGGTGCCGAAACGGAAAGCAGAGACGCTGGCCGATGTAGGTGTGATCCTGACCGATCACGTCGAGGCGCTTGGCAAGGCGAACGGCAAGATCGTGGCAACGGACTGTATTTTGACCGAGGCCGAGACGGGCAAAGTTAAGGAGGGCTGCGAGGAATGACCTTCTGGGACTTTATCGCAGTGGCGTTCCTGGTGGCTGCCGGCTTGTCCCTTCGCCCGGCCGGGCCAATTGCAACCATCCTCCTGGGCGCCATGGGCGCGATCGTGGCGTGGCTGGGGTAGGCGTTCACAGCCTCACGATTCGTTCACGGTATGTCACTGTGATAGGTCGGCAGCCATCTCGTTGAAATCTCGGTAACTCGGCACGATTCAAAATCCCCTGATTTGGTCAACCTTTCAGCTGGTAATTTGCGATCTCTAAAGTGCTCTGTGCCTCAACCAGGAAGTTGTCCACGACCACGTGTGCTTATGATCTTGGATTTGTGTTGTATTGGACATCAATTTATTACAACTCCGAGATATGAAGCGTTTGTCCCAAGTCGAAAAGTTTCGCCAGGCAAGGATTGGCCGGCGCCGATGGCATAGGTCGCTATCACGAGCAAATAAGTTTCGTGTTCGACTTCAGATCCGGGAAGTCCGAATTGCGGCGCCAGTGATTTTCAGTTTCACCAAGAACTACATTGAGTCCGTTACCTTTCTGCGCGACTTGAAGGTTGCGGCATTGAAGAAAGCGCCTCCGAATATCAGACACAGTGTATTCATTGATTTGTCTGAGGTTAAAGATGTCTCGCCGGCGGCGGCTTTGGTTTTGGCTGCTGAGGTCGATCGGTGGCGGCAGGTTAAACGGACCCGATTGGCCCCAAGAAATGTTTCCGATTGGGACCCATTCGTTCTCCAAACGCTTCATTCAATGGGTTTCTTCCGCCTATTGGGTGTTGAAAGCGGTGTTGCAAAGAGCAACACGCCTCAGGCGGTCGAGGTTACGATGTTGCCGATTGTCTCCAGCACGAGGCTAGAAGGAGGACTGCTTCAGCCCATGATGGACTTGTTGGCGAGGGCTGCGAACATTTTGGGGCAAGATCCTTTAATTTACCCGGCGTTAACCGAGGCCGCCTACAACGCAACGCTACACGCCTATCCAGACGATCAGCCGACGGAATTCCCCATCCCGGCAAAGTGCTGGTGGGCGACGGCATGTTGGAACATTGAAGGAGGCGTCGTGAAGTTCATTGTCTATGATCAGGGTGTAGGAATTCCTGCGACCCTGCCTCGCTCCAAGCATTGGGAGCAGGTCAGGGCTTTGTTTCCGCAGGGATTGAGAGTTGCAACCGCAGATGCTTCCAGACTCATCGCAGCAGCAATTCAATTTGATCGTACTTCATTGGAGGGTGGGCACGGCAAGGGCCTTCAGGATGTCGTCACACCCGTAGATAAAACCGTTGGCGCTAAAGTTCGGCTATTGAGCGGAACCGGAAAAGTCACATATCATAATGGAGGTGGCGTGAAATTGGAAGACGAAACCCTACATATAGGTGGAACGTTGGTGGAGTGGACAATTCCTGTGGATTCATACCTTCCGGAGTAGAATCATGACTAGAACCATCAATATAGCGGAAGACTTCACCCGTTACCCGGGTGGGCGTTACCCTCGTGACGGCGAAGGTAACGGTACTGACTTCCGAGATCGTTTCTTGGTTCCAATACTTAAGGATCATGACAAAGCCGTTATAATTCTTGACGGTGCTGCAGGCTATCCTTCTTCGTTTCTTGATGAGGCTTTTGCGGGCCTTGTCAGAAATGAAGGTTTTTCCGCCGACGTTGTACTGGCCTCGTTCGAGCTGGTTGCAAAAGAACCTGGTTTCAATCGTGTGATTGAGATGATTAGCCGTTACGTGCGTGAAGCAGGCGAGAAGAAGGTCGGTGCCGTAGAGGCTGGTTAG